TCACCTATTAATTTTTTAGCAAACGTACTTTTACCTGATCCAGGTAATCCAAATATTAATATATTCATTATATTTTTATATCTTTATATTGATTTATGATTTCTTTTGATAAATAATCCTCAACTTTATACTTTATTTTTTTAACTTTATCCACTCTTATGGTATGATAATCTCCACTGATAACCGTATCGTCATAATGAATTCCTTGAAATTTAAATTGTGTAATATTCTTAAGTTTAAATTTTTCTTTTTTAATTCCTAAAAAATTAAACATTTTATCTATTTCTTTTTGAGTATTTTTAATTAAATCATTGTATTGTATTAAATGATAGTCTTCTTTTTCGTTAATTAAATTTTTTATTGACCATATATTTTTTCCAATTAGACCATTTTTTTCATCCATAAGTTCTTTACAAAATTCATCATTGGGTTGATCGACTTTTTTTGCTTTAACAAAAGAAGCTAAACATTCTAAAACAGGTCTAACTAAAACAACAAATTTTCTTTTTTTAAAGATACATTTTATCATTCCTAAGTTGGCAGGTGTTCCCCACGTTGATTTATCTAATATATGTGGATGTTTTACATCAGCATAATAATTATTAAATACATTTAACATAATATTGTCCATACCTTTGTGATAAGGAAAATTTTTAAATATTATAGATTCTTTAGTTTTAAAAATATTATATAATACATTAGGTACAATACTATTTGCCGTCATTTGTATTTGTTTACTTTGATTAATAATAGAACTTAAAAATGTTGAACCTGTTCTAGGTAAAGCACATAAAAAATTAATTTTTTTTGTAGGCATATTTAATATTATTTCTTTTTTTCCAAAAAAATATTCCATTCTAACTTAGATATCAAATCATTTAAGTTTAAATCTTTAGTTTTATTTTTTTTTATATATTGATGTAATTCTTCAATATCAATAATAATGTATTGATCATTAATATCAAAAACCATTTTATCAGCTTTGGTTTTAAAATTTCCTATTTTAATATTGTTCTGAATGGGTCTAGTATCAAATTTAAACTTTTGATTATGTAATATACCTTCTACATCCCATAACTCGGTCTTTTTTTGTTTTAAATTTGCTAATTTATAATTTTTTAATTTACTGTAAAAATTTTTCATTTTTTATAAAGGATGCAGTAATGTGGTATGTGATGGTATTACTGCATCCTTTATAAGACTATATCACCGTTTAAACCAGGAAGGTAGACCTAAATGAGGTCGTCTATCAAACATATTTTCTTTTGCTCCTGGGGTCTTACGATTGTTATAATGTAGAAAAACTTGTACGCACTCTTCACCTTTAAATTTTTCTCTCCAATGCTCTAATTCACAACCAGAATATACTAACATATCTCCTGGTTTTAAATCGACCTTAATACCTTTTAACCCTTCTTTACCAGATGGCTCTAAATATATAGGCCAGTCATCACCACCAAGATTCATAGTCGTAGATATTTCACAACTAAATCTATCTTTGTGTCTTTTTAATTCATCACCTTTTTTATATATTCTTGCATAAGAATAAGCAGGATATAATTTAAGTCCTGTTGTTTTTTCCATATCTGGTAAACATTTTAATAATAGTGTTTCCATAGCCATATTTGCATATTGAGAATAGGTGTTTGGTATCTGTTCATTATCACCTTCATAATATCCAATGATAGTTTCAAATGGAGAAAAGTATCTTGATTCTTTGCAAGTATCATATACTTGTTTTTGCATTAAAAAATAATTTGCAACAAAAGTTGCTAGGTCTTTGGATATAGCTTGACGGATAATTGTATACTTTTTCTTTTTAAACATTTTTGTTTATTTCTTTTGGCAATGCTTGTATATTCCAATGTATAAACCTAAATGGTTCAATACCGTAGTCTACTGCATATTCGTGTTCTAAAAAACCTGGAAATATAATAAGGGTACCTGGTTTAGGTTTAAAGTGAATTAGTTCTGTGCCATTAAATATATGTTCATTTGATTTCATTTTTAATTTTGTAGCTCTTGCACCTGTTCTTGGATCGTGAAAAATGGGGTAAGATGTTTTATCTGAACATTTTAAAAAATAAAACCCTGATACGTGTTGATTCCAATGTATGTGAGCGGAATGATGTCCCGCACCTTTTTTAGAAAATTCTTGTACCCACAATTCAGTAAACATAGTAGAATATTGTTGCATATCAAAACCCTGTAAATCTAAAAACTCCCAAGATTTTTGACCAACATAATTTCTAAAATCTAAAAAATTATTATCCATTATAAGTGTTGTTGAATGATATGATGTTCCAAAATCACCATATTTTTTTATATATTCTTTTGCTGATTTTTTTGCATCTATAATGTATTTATCAGATGCTTTGTTCAAAGACTTAACAAACTCTGGTTTTTGTTCAATATAGATTGATGTTTTAAAATATTCAAATGTTTGCATTTTATTTAAAAGGATACCCAAGACTCCACATAACTAATGAATATCTTACTCCTTTTGTTACAGGTTTAACTCTGTGCCATACAAATGAAGGAAATACAATTATAGAACCTTTAGGTAATATTTCTCTTGCTTGTCTTAAATGTTTGGACTCATCTCTCATATGTGGGTCATAGTTTCTAAAATCAAATTCTAATTCACCGCCTTCATATTCTGACCCATCCGTAAGTTGACAAGTCATTGAAAGTTTTCTTATTTTACCGTATTCTTTAGTATTTAGTTTATCATAAGGTTTATCCCAACTATCACAATGCCAATCGTAATACTGATTAAGTTTATATTTTGTAAATTGACAGGATTCTGAAAAATCCCATTCAAAATTCCAACCTGCATTTCTGTTTGCTTGATTAACATAAGGTTGTATTTCTTTGTAAATCCAAGCATCATTTAACCATACTAAATCTGAATTTCTTTTTCTTTTCAAATCCTTTATTTCTTGTTTAGTAAGTTCTCTATCTCCATATTCACCAGTTCTTGCCATAGTTTCTGCTTGTGATAGACCGTATTTAATTATATCATCGCATATTCTTGGTGGTATTGCTGAAGTAAAATACCAATAATAATTAGATATAATCATAAGTAATCGTTTGTATAAAATTTAATGAATCTTTTTGTTTGTTTGAGATAAAATATAAATTAGTTGAAGGAAACATAATAAACATATTATTTTTTAATTCTATTTCCCAATTTCTTCCTTTTCTTCTATTGTCATCATAATATATTTTAACCATACAATCAGTAGTATTAATTCCATATAAACAAGTATAATCAGGTGAGTTTTTTAAATCAACAGGATCTACATTTAATAAAGGTTCTGTTATTTCATTAGGAATATAAACATTTCCCCACGTGTCTTTATTAACTAATTTAAGATCATAATTAATATTTATATAATCTCTAATGTATGTATTTAATTTGTCCCAATCTTTAGAAAAACTAAATTTTTGTTTATTGTAAAAAGATTCAAAAATTGATTGAGATAATTTTAAAGAATTTATTTCAAAACCTTTAGGCATTGAAATATCACCATAAAATAAAGCTTGCTCTGCTAAAACTTTCTTTTGCATACCACCACTTAATATGAATTATGCTTTTAAATTAGTCAAGTCCCAGGATTGATTGTCTTCATTCCAATTGTAGTGCCAGAAATGAGTCTCGGCTGTATTTTGATCTTTTTGTTCTTGAGTTAATTCAGGAGCATCTCCAACTGGTGATTGCCATTTAGCATCTGTTGTATTTTTTACCCAAGATGCGTAAGGTTTTTTAGGCCAAAAAATTTGATTTTCAGAATCCCAACTCATTCCTATACCAGCATAATTTCCTCTAAATGGAGTTCCTCCATTTCTATGTTGATTTTCATAAGTATTATAAGAAGTTTGAATCCATAAATGAGATGGCCAATTATTGTGTTTTTCTAAATATTGTTGACCTACTGCTTCATTTTCAATTCCTTCAGCATTTAATATATCAGAATTATTTACAGTTAAAACTTGTAAAACTTTATTATCTTCAGTTATTTTTGCAAAATGTGCCATAATATTATTGAAATTTATACCTTATAATTACTATTCCACTGCCACCACTTCTTGTGCCTCCTCCTCCACCGCCTGTTTCTGAAGTTCCAGGTGTGTATCCAGCTCCACCTCCTCCTAGTCCTCCTGGAGCATTTAAAGGTGAACCACCTCGTCCACCGCCACCACCAGCAAAATATTGAAGGCCACCAGATGGTATTCCTTTTGCTGGATTAATTAATGTGCCTACTCCAGTTCCACCAGATTTATTTGGAGATGGAGAACCTGCAGCTCCCGCACCGCCACCACCGCCACCTTGATATGGTACACTTCCTGAACCACTTCCACCAGGATTTCCTTGAGGTGGACTTACTGGAGGTGTGTTTCCTGAACCCGCAGGGCCACTACTTCCCCCTCCACCAGAACCTCCTGAACCTGACGGGTTTGCATAATCGCCACCATATCCACCTCCACTAGATGTTATTGTGTCAAAAATAGAGTTAGAGCCAGGTGAACCAGGGCTACCGCCACCACCAACAGTAATAGGGTAGTCTGTTTTTGCTACTGTAATACTTGCTGGAGTAGCTAATGGACTTGCGGTATAACAACCAGATACTGTAGCACAATGAGATTCTCTAAAACCTCCTGCCCCTCCGCCAGCACCACCTCCTGCCGAAAAAATTGATCCACCGCCACCAGCGATTACTAAATAATCTACTTGTGTTGAACCTTCTGGTTTTCCTGCATTAGTAACTGAAAAAGTTCCAGGCCCTGTAAAAGTATGGATTCTATAATCACCAATTTCAGTGATTGTTCCACCAGTTGCATTTACAAATTTAGAAGCACCACCTGATGTAAAACCATAACCTTTTCCTGATCCTGCTCCGAATGAACCTATAATTGGCATCTTTTTATATTCCTCTTATTACGCAAACTGCGTTTGAGCTGCTAATACTGTAAACGCTGCACTTCCTGTTTTTATAACAGTATATGTGTAAACGTCAATACTACTAGCATTACCACCTGTAGGTGCTGAACCGCCTTGCCATTCTGGAGTTACTGAACTACCATCAATTGTAACTGCTGAATTATAATATGCAGTTCCGCCTTGTGAAACTAGATGAGCTATTGTAATTGATTCACCTGTATCCATAATAGAATCTAGTGAATTAGAAGCATCTCCTCTAATGTTTAATGTCCAGTTTCCTGAAGCATCTGTAGTATAGTTTAAAACTGCTTGAGTAATAACATCGTAGTCTACAGTTCCTGTTGCAGCTGTAGCTGAGTTAGTTACTTTTTCAGCTAATTGTTGAATTTTACCTGCACCATTGAATGTTACTCTACCAATACCTTTTGGTGTTAAATTTAAATCAATGTTAGTATCACCACCTGTAGCAGAAACGCTAGGTGGGTTTGTTGTAGCTGCGTTAGTAACTGATATTTCGTTTACTGCTGATGCAGTAGTAGCAAATTTAATTTGCTCATTACCATTTTCATCACCAATGAAATTAGTGCTATCAATTAAAATGTTGTTTCCGTTTGCATCTAAGTTACCACCTAATTGAGGTGTAGTATCTTCAACAACATCTTTTAAGAAAAATACATCATTAACATTTGTACCATCTGCATAAACTATAACGCTTTTTGCAGCAGGAATAGCAACTCCTGTTCCTGATACTGTTTTGATTGTTAATGAGAATCCTGCTCTAGTAGTACCATCTACAATGATATAAGTTTTTTCAATACCATCTGGTACATTAACATTTCTGTTAGCTGCAAGAGTTCCTGTTAATTTTAATACCATGTTTCTAGCATTTGAAATTGCTGCTTGAGACATAGTTAAAGTTACATCAGCTGATGCAACATCTATTTCTTGATAACCAACGATTGCTTGTTGTAATAAGTTTAAGTTTGTATTTGTTTTATCGCCCCACGTACCAGCGTTTTCGCCAGTTACCATAAGTTCGAGTTGTAAATCTGTAGAATAACTTGATGCCATATGTTTTTATTTTACCATTGTTATGCAGCTAGATCAACCTCAGTCCAAACATTGTTTACACCTAAATCAATCTCTGCCCATGCCGTAATATTAAGCGAACCAATATTAGATGTCAATGCTATGCCTGTTAAACTAATATTAGCCGTACCCGTAATACTTACTGAGCCAATTCCGCTTGTTAATTGTTGACCCGTAACTCCTATTATTTGTTGTGGTATTTCTGAAGGTGTACCAAGACCTAAAGTCATAGCCTGACCTGTTACAGGTTCATTAGTTGATTGTACTAATGTAAATGTTCCTAAAGTTAATGAAGCTGATATGCCTGTTACAGGTACTTCTTGTAGTGTGCCACCAATAGCTGTTCCTTGAGAAAGTGTTGCAGGTATTCCTGTTAAAGTTAAATTAGCTGTTCCTATTTCAGTAGTAGTGCCCTGACTTGAAGACATACCAGGCTCACCAACAAACACAAAAATATCTGCATCAATTTGAATCGATTCTTGACCTTGAATTAATGTTAATAATTGTTGAGAAGCAGCTGTAACTG